TCTCTTCTCCGGTCAGCTCTTCCAACTTCTGTCGCATTTCTTCCACTGTCATTTTCTTTGGTTCTTTGCGCTCCCAGATGAGTTCAAGGTTGCTTTTAATAAACACATCTTCTATGCGTCTGAGTGATTCCGGAGTAATCCTATAGACTTTAACGATATCTCCTTCTGTACAACCTTTACATTTCAAGTCATCGGTATAACAGTTCATTTCATTGTATCCACATTTCCTCACTACCTCCTCAGCCAATACAAGATACATGTTGCCATCTCTTTGTTCAACTACCATCCCATCTCTCAAATCTGCCTTGGTAAATTCTTTGTCCATGTAATCACTCCATTCTAAGATTTTATAATTGTACTTTTCCGCAAAATCACGAGTCGAATATTCTCCGCTTCCGTAATAACACGTTCCTTCGTTGCGCATATAATTTGTATTTTTCAAATAACTTTTTCCGTTACACCACTTCATCCTATGTTCGTGCATCTGCTTGCAGAAGTCTTTCGCTTCTTCCTCAGTCTTACAGTACACCGCAATCTTATTGTATTTATTTTTAAATTCATTCCAGTTAAACTTTTTCATCTTCCTACCTCACTATCTTCCGCACAATCCAATCCAAAAACACCACAAATAGCAGTATCGGGAATCCCGCAGCCAGAAGGTAATCCGCGCCTTCTAGTTTTACATCCTCTTCGATTCCTGTCTTTAAAGTAATCACGGTTCCAAGCCCCAGGATGTAGTACAGGGCTAGGAATGCGATTGTGATTAAAATGTCCATGTTATTCCTCCTTGTATGGTTCTGGAAATGGCTGCCATGCAACAACTTCTTTCTTAGTAGGAATGCACCTAACTACAATTTCCACATCTTTCATCGCTCCACCTCCAACAGTTCAAAATATTTTTCCAAATGCTCTTCTGAAATTTGGAATAATAATTTACTTTTCCATCACTTCCTCAAACAGTTTCCTCGGGAGTATCTTGCCACAATCGATACACTGTTTCCTGCGTCCTGCATAATCTGTAACATCTTCTGTTCCTCCGATCGGTTCGCCGTCAAAATCAAACATCAACGCCCTATGTACTCTTTCAATCTGGTAATACCCTCTGTTGGAACCACAAAATGGACATTTCTTCAATTCTCCCATGTTACTCACTCCAATCTAATTACGCATTCCTAATCTTCTACAAACAGTGTTATACCCACAGTCTAGTTTTTCAGCGATTTGATTGATTGTTAATCCCTTATTTCTAAGAAAAATCACATCTTCTTTTGCAACATCACTTCTTGAAACAATATGCTTCATCCTATCTCCAAAACTTCTTTTATATTCTTCTGAAACATATTGAACTAAATTATGTTCTTTCGTGTGTAATGATTTTTTAATTACTTGAAGATTAGAAATATTATTATTTAATTTATCTCCATCAATATGGTGAACATGAATTTCTGAACCAAAATTGAATCCAACAATATGTTTACCAATTATCCTGTGTACCGACACTTTGTCATGCTTTATCGAAATTCCAGCATACCCACGATAAAGATAAATTTTATATTCCTCTTTAGGTGTAATATTTCTTCTACTGCATTCTTCTTCTATTGCTTTTTCTAAAATTGAATAATCTACTATGCAGTTACATGCGTTTTCAAATTTCATTTAAACCTCCGAAATCTAATCTCTGGCCGCACTTCAGACAGTATTCGTGCTCTTCTGCATGTCCATCAATAAAACATATTGACTCTCTGCAGCTTGGGCAAACGAAATAACCTAATTCATAGTCTACTTCTTCTGGTTTCTTCGCCGTATCCCGCTCTTTCAACTCATGCATCTGATTCATCAGCTTCGCACACTGGCTATTTGCAAAATCATTAATCTTGTTGTACTGGTTCAAAATATCGCACACAAACCGCCCCATCTTGCATTCTGCGCATTTATCTTCCAGTTCCATTTCACTTAGCTGATCTGGATACCTGCACAGGTTGTCGCATATATGCTCCATCATTTCCGTTGTAATCCCGTCCATCCATGTTTCTTCTGTTTTCGTCATTAGTCATTCCTCCTACACCTCATATCTTTGCAAAAATACAATTCCGTCCCTCTCTTTGTCTTTACATACTCAAAATCTCCGATAATTTCCCGTCCGCAGGAAGAACAGATATGTACTTCATTTTTCTTCGGATTCTCTTTCTTTTTTTCATAGCCTACTGTAAATATCTCCGCATTAATATCCGGTTTGGATTCGACATCGCCCTGTTGAGCCGGCAACTGGTCCGCACCCAGCCCTCGTGAAACTCCATGTAATTTGCAATGTTGCCGAAGATATCCTTAACCGAAGTTTCCTGTTTCTTTGACTCAGGCAGCATATCATTGTCTTTTAAAAAGTTTTTAAACGTTTCAATACTCGCATCGATTCCGCTCTCTTCGCTTATTGCTGCATAGATGTTCTGGATCGTAAGTCCGTATTCGATCATGCACTTAATTTCTCCCTTGTACGGTTCGTATTGTTTTCTTTTATTTTCCATTTTTCTTAACCACATCCTTTTGTTTGCTATTACCCTCTTTTTCACTTCTTTTCCAGTAATATCCTCAAGTACTCTGCAGATATGCTCATCCGAACATCCGAGTTTTACCATCTCTCCGATCTGGAACTTGTACGGATCCAGAAAGTGTGCTTGTCTACTCATTTCCCTCTCACCCTGTTCTTTCTCTTCCGCTTTGTGCTGCCGCGCGTAAACAAATCCATATTTCCGTGTCTCAATCCGGTAGACTGTTTCCTATAGACTCTAAAACCGTATCTTTTTCTGTTCATGTTTGCCTCCTAACTGAAACTTACTTCCGGCTCTTCCTCTGGACATATTTCTCCACCTGCTTCCATTTCGTTTATGATGATTTTCGTTCCCGCTCTTTGTAATCTCATTAACAACATGTCAAATTCCCCGAGATATCGAAGAGACTGGATATTCACACATCCTAAATTATCAAGTGTATGCTCTTTTTCAAAATCCCATTTTGATATCGGAATCTCGATGTTTAATTCTTCATCATGATCGTTTTCGAAAACAATCACCGCCCTATGCACAGAACTCCAAACAGGTCTTTCACTCTCTTCTATTCGCATCTCGCATCCGACCGATTCGTAGTATGGTCCATCGTCAAACTCCACTTCCAGGCCAGTTGTACTGATCTTCTTCTCGCACATTTTAATCCATGCTTCAAACAGATCCGTGACTTTAATCTCTTTTTCTTCCTGCTTGATTGATAAATCCTTAAAATTCTCCAGAATCTTTTTATTCTCAATGCAAGCATCAGAATTTACAATTTCAGTAAGCACCGTATCCAACTTTGGAAGGTATTCCGAAAAATCATACTTCTCTATGTACGGCACCATGACTTCTTCTATTTTTTTCTTCAGTGCACTTTCTACTTTTCCCCATCTAAACGTTTTTTCTATTGCCGATTCTATTGATTCCTTGAATTTATTTCTGAGGATTTCCTTTACTTCTTCCTCGGAAAGGCACTCCTGTGCCATTTTAAATAATTCTTCTTTCATTTTGCTCCTCCTTAATTTGACTTCAACAACTGCTCTTCCAGAGAGTCCATGTCGTATCCTCTGCGTTCGAAGTTATTTAAGTTTCTGCTTACTGGCGGTTTTGCCGTCCTCTCCGGTGGCTGATAATTTTTGTCGAGATAATCTTCATATCCGGTGTTAAAAAAGGTGCTGCCGTATTGTGGTTTTCTCCATTCATTTTCTTTTAAATCTTCTTTGTATCGATTTATCGCTCTTTCGAATTGCTCGCAGCCAATATCGAGTAGCCTTTCCTTACTCTTTTTACTTACCTGCCCTTTTCCTTTTTTCTCCGGATATTTTTTCCATAATCGCTCAAATAACTCTTCTATCTCTTTTTCTTTCTCTATCTCTATCTCTTTCTCTTTCTCTATCTCTTTCTCTATCTCTGTGTTACACAATGTTACCGTATCGTTACAATGTAACGCTTTTCGCTCGCGATGCGCTCTAACTCGTTGTGCGGAGTCACTTTCTGACCCTATTGATTCTTGCGTTTCTGTCATTAAATACTCATTATCATCACATAAAATCATAAGTCCTTGCGCAATTAAAAACTGAATTGTAACGCCTACATTTTCCGGGTCTTCATCTATCTTCAATGCCATTTCCTCTACAAAATTCTCTTCGATGCCATCAAAATATAACTTTCCATCATCTTCCAGACTGTAAAGCTGCATTTTTAGATATATGATCGTGTAAGTATCTCCACCGGCTATTTTCCTGAGTTTTTTTATTTTTGGCTGACTAAAAAAGTTGTTTTTTAGCTTTAGCCAGTAATACTTTTTAGCCATAATTCTCCCGAGACTTTCGCTCCTTTCCTCCCGGGATTCCTCCCGGGATATGTATTCAACGTAGTGTGACGTACCTGAACATGAACGGGTTACAATTTATAACAAGGCTCTCTACCTCATTACCTCTTCAATCCGGACAATGATTGACGGGATTCCACTTGTATACTCAAACTCATGCGTTGTATTCACGACATGAGCCGGATCATCATTAACAATCACATCGCATTTCTGCAATGCGTCCTCAATCACCTTGTCCGCAAAACTAAAAACATTCATTCTATCCCGTTTATTGCCTTTTTTCGGCTCTTTAAACATATAGTGCAGAATGATAGGCTTATCTGTTTTAAAACGCTTTAAACCAAGTCTGACGGCGTTACAGGCTATCATCTGATACTGTTGCTTCATTCGATTTCCTGCTTTCGGGTTCTTCCCGATCTCATGTATGTAATCATTCAGACCCGGGAAACAATGTCCTTTGTAAAATTTCCCTCTGATTTCAAAAATATGATTGTCCATATCGTTCCCTAAATTCCTCTCGTGTATGGTTCTGCTCATAAATTGCCTGCCCTACCATCTTCGACAGTGCCATGCTTACACCATCTCCATGTATCCTTTTGTGGCAATCACTACATACAGGCAGGAGCAGCTTGTCCTTCGTTCCTTTTTGCCTTCTTCCTTTTCCACAGATCAGGTGATGCCCCTCGATGTTGTATGGTTTCCCGCATATCAAGCAAAACTCAACGTATTCCGTAACCACAGTGTCTGACTTTTTCATCTATACCTCTCCTATCAAATTATCTGGCCAGATTGGTGCTTTTAGTATTTTGGTGTGCTTGCACCAGTCGCAAACTTCACAACGGATTGGATCGATTTCTCCATTTTTCAGAGAGAGAATCTTTGACACATTCATCTCCATTCCAGACAAGCAATCATTCATCCATTCCTGCGGGATCTGGATAATCTCGATATCTGACACTTTCTCCTTGCTGGCTGCTGCGATATAAAACGGCAACCGCTCCCCTGTATTGATCCTCACTACCTCTTGGTATACGGCAGCCTGTATGTCATAGCCCCAAAACCTCACAAAGTCCATCAGTCCCATGTCTTTCGCATAATGCGCTTCTCTCAGGGATTTCATTACTTTCAAATCAACGATGCATTTACCGGGCAAATAGCTGTCAAGCTTCACTTTCCATTTCGCTCCAAATAGATCGGCTGTAAAGATTTTCTGCTTCTCTCCGCTCATAAACATCATGAATAAAGGGTCTCTTTCGATTCGGTTTATGATTTCTTCTGCTTTTCGGTACTCTGCCTTTAACTCTCCTTTTTTTGTAAATATCTCAGGATTCTGAGCCTTAAACAAGTCAAGCGTTCCTTCGAAATGCGAATCCACATAAGAGCCAACCAGAAGTGCTGTTGTTTTCTCCATCTCCCAGTAACCATTCAGCTTTGCAAGTGCCTGTTCCTCACACCCAACACGTCCGATTGTTCCGCAGAAATCCTTATACTGCGAGACGCTGAGATACTCCCGATTCGCTTCTTTACTGTAATAATTTTCCTGTGTTAAAATCATTCAAATACCTCCTCTGCTTCTTGCACTGCAGCTTCAAAATCAAACGGGTTTTCTGCTACTCTTGTATCACTTTTTGATATGTCCTCTGCTTCACCCTCGACATAAACCCCCATAAGAGAATTTGGAGTATATACCCGAGCAAAGAACGCAGCCGCACGATATGCAAGCATCTGCTCCGGCATGGTTTTCCATTTACTTCCTGTTTTTTCATACCATCCCTCTTTTTTAGCCATTTCGATCGTCACTGTAGTTCCTTTGATTTTCTCTCCACTATCTTTATATTCTGCTTCAATTCTGCATCCCCAATTATCTGTATGAGGTGTTCCATCGTACACCGGACGGACATTTTTAAATTCTGTATTCGCCCGGATCATACTCATACAAGCCTGTCCACTCCATGTAGGCTTGCCTTTTACAACATACAGATTCTGCATGACCATCATAGGGGATACGCCCATTCGATTCGCCATATCTACTGCAATCGTACAATCCATCGGTTTGCCTTGGTAATTCTGTGGCACCAGCTGCGATGTAGCAAACATTTTTCCGATATCAAAAATCTTTTGAAAACTCTGGCTGTCCGCAAATGGACTCACTTCGTGCTTTTCCTCTTTTACAATCATTTCTTCCATATCGATTCTCCTTATAATTCAATCACTGTCAGATCTTCTTCATCTGTTGTCCTTGTTGCAATAAACTGTAATCCTTTATCTTTGCACTTCTGATACAGGTCTGTCCGCATTTTTGTAGACATTTTCTCCACTCCATCAATCAGGATGATCTGCAGTCCATTAGGCTTCTGAATCGCCACATCGATACACAGATCAAGTTTTTCTCCATCTGATAGATTACTGATTGGGAGTCCGTGAATCAGCGGAACACCGTTTACAACTGTAAGACCGGAAATCGGAATAGTTGCAGTTTCTAAGATTTCTCCCGGAAGAGACCGTGCCTTTTCGATTTTCTGCGTAAAATCTTCGGATTCTGCTTTTAATCGCTCCACTTCGTTCTGTAGATCAACCATTCGACGATATTCATTCAAGTGGGATTTCATCTCTTCCGCATAAGATGCCTGATTCTGCAATTCCGAATAATCCTGCACTTCTTTTTCTGACAATTCTTTATACTCTTCTACAGAGCTGTCATATTTCGCAACATTCGCTTCATATTCTTTTACGATCACTTCTGCTTTGTCCGCTTTTCTCTCTTCCATACCAGCAAGCATTGTTTGATTTTCTCTCAACTGAGCCTGCAGCCTTTCATTTTCTTTCAAAAGACGTTCGCGCTCTGCAGTAAACGACCTTTCCAATGCGGATAATTTAATCTCTTTATCCGCTTCAAATGATCGGACTTTGTTGTCCCTCTGCTCAATGAATCGCTTTGCTTTCTCAATCTGTTCATTTTCTTTTCTAATGCGCTCGATTTCCTGATACAGCTGTCCAAGATTTTCATTTTCCCATTTTTCTGCATCGTATCCAGACGGGATAGCATCTGCGATATCCTCAACAAATGATTTTTTATTCCGAATATCTCTATTCACATCCTGCCGATTCCTGTAATACATGCCGTTTTCCGACTGTATATCATTCAAAACTTGTAAAATATTCTGATCGTAAGATACCCAATCTGGAATTTCACCAAACCATTCACGAATTGTCTGCAATGACCAGTCATACTGGATCATATCAAGCAAAATTGCATTCTGCTCTTTTTCGGATTTCTCCATAAATTCAACTGGCGACAGCTGCAGTGGAGTAAAAATATCTTTCAAAAATGTTTCCGGACTCCCCACCTCATGACCGTTCTGCTTCACGCTCTTGTAATCCGCTTGATTCGTTCTTGCCTTCCGATTGATTCTCAATCCGTTATCTGTTTCAATCAGAATTTCCCCCTCTGTTTCTCCGTTTCTCACAACATACTTGCGATTTGACTTATTTGTAAGTGCGTACCGAATCGCATCAATCACGGAAGATTTGCCTGCTCCATTTGTTCCGGAAAGCTCTACACTCTTTCCGTCTCCTTCATATTCTGTAATTCCATAAAGATTTTTGATCTTAATTTTCGTAATTTTCATTTACAAACTTCTCCTTTTCGTCTACAATTTAACTGATTTACTAATTTGAGTGCTTTAACTATGCACTTCAATACCTAGGACTTTCTTGGCCGGAAGTCCTTTTTTATTCCTTCTGCGAATGGTTTCTTCATCAAGTCCTGTTATCCTAGCCCACTGCGCTATCGTATGTTTTTCACCAAGACACTCTATATAAACATTTGTTCTCTTGTTGCTTTGTTGGTCAAATATTGAAATCCATCTACAATTTTCCGGTTCGTAGTTTCCATTAACATCTATCCGGTCAATCGTAAGTTTTTCTTTGTAACCATTGTTTTTTGCCCACATATAAAAAGCCAAAGTGCTTTCCGTCCAGTCTTTACACACTGAAATTCCACGTCCACCATAAATCGGAAAAGATTTGTCATGACTGTCGTTGCACCGTTTAAGCATGTGCTTTCGAATATTTTGTATTCTTTTGTAATCCTCTTTGTTTACTTCAATAATACGTTCTCCATGTATTTTTCTTTCTTGCCATCTTTTCCCTCTAGAGCAGCCACACGTTTTAACTCTCCCAGACTTTAAATTTCCTCTACTTACTTCTGTTTCGTTTCCGCAATCACACCGACATATCCACCTTTTTTCGACAGTTCCGCATTTATACACTCTGTCTGGTGCGCTTCTCAATACAGTAAGATTGCCAAACCTCATACCAGTTAAATTTTCTGGCTTTCTTCCTTTGCTCAAATTCACTCACCTCCCGATTGGCGTCTTATTGTTATTTCGAAATTTACTGTGACAGCACTCTTTTTTAATACCCGAACACCAGATACCACGCCAGCATCACCAAGATAAACCCGATCACTGCCACTCCAGCTCTGATCCAGTAAGGCTTGTCCTTTGGTTCCGGCAAATCTACAGAGACTGACCGGATGTCCCAGCTATTTAAAGTGTTGGGTTGCTGGGTGGTGGCGCAGCGGTATGTTCCTTTAATCTCCATGCTTGTCCTCCCTTCTACCGCCTAAGCGGTTTTCTCTTCTGCCCTCTTTTCGAGTGTGTAATCAATTTTCACATGTTCTTGCTCTTCAATTAGAGATATCAACACTTGTATGATTTTTTCCATATCTGGCTTCATGTCATCACCTATCTTCCTCATAGTTTCTTGCGGTCAGAGCTTTCCGGTTTAGCTTTTCTGCAAACAGTTCAGCGTCCGGCAAGTCCTTGATTTCTACCTCTTTGCCGTTGATTACTACAATGTTCTTTATAGTCACTTGCACCACCTCTCTAATATGTATGACGGATGGATTGTCCGAGATATGTTGTCCTAGTTATTCTCTTTTTCATCTACTGCATCCATGTCAGATCTCGCCTTTAAAATATCTATACTATTCTTGGCGAGCATGTCGCATCCTTTCTTTGTGCAGAGGTAACATGGAAGTGTTCTTCCGGTACTGTCTTTGTACTCTGATTCAATGAAATATTCACTCAATCCAAAATTGGCTTCAGTAAGATGTTTGACATATCCTTTGATATCTCTTAAGAGTTTTGCATGGTCTTTTCCTACCATCATTGCTACCTCTCTACTGTCGGTGAGTAGCTGACCGTTTTGTTCAAATACTGTTAAATTGTTCATTTTGTTCTCCTTTACAATTTCTTCGGTTTAATAAACTTGTCCGTATTTACATCTAACGCTCCACAGATCAGCTCGTATTCTTCAAATTGCAATTTCCTATTTCCATTTAATGATGAACAAAGTTTTTCTTTTGGTATCCCTGTTTTTCGTGATACAAAAACCTGCTTAATTCCCTTTTCGTCCATGTAAGCTTTAATTCTTTCACCTACACACATTCCGTAATCACCTCTTTCATTTTTCGATTCGTTCGAACTAATTTCATTATAACTTCGAAATATTCGAATGTCAACACTAAAATTTCGATTTTTTCGAACTTTTTTTGTTGAAAATATAATTTCTATGTGTTAATATAGAAAATGCAAGGAGGAAGCATAATGAGTTTAGGAGAGAAAATAAAGGAATACAGAAAAAAGAAAAACATGACTCAAAAAGAACTTGCGAATTTAATAGGTGCAAAACATAATTCAATAAGCGATTGGGAAAATAATAAGAATAAACCAGACGCTGATACTATAGAAAGATTATGTGAAGTGCTGGAAATGATACCAAACGACTTTTTTGGAAATTATTCCAGAGAAGAAAGTGGAACATTAGTTGGACGAATAATGAAAGATCAAGAGATTATCAATATGATATCTTGTTACTATTCTTTAGATGAATCCGACAAGGAAGCCATAAAGCATCTTATCGAATCGCTTTCTAAAAAGGGTAAGCAATAGCCTACCCTTTAAGAAACGATCTTATCACGTAATAAAGATACTCTAATTTTGCAGTATTACTTATACCGTTGATAAGTTCGATAATCTTGTTTTTGTAATCCATTTCGCGATCCCCCTAACTGCAAAAACACTTGTTCGAAATCCCTGAACATATAATACTATCTCAGGGAACAAAAATCAATATTTTGTTCGAACATTTGTTCTGTTATTTTGTGGCAATGTTTTTGCCCTCTATTAAATAAACAGTTAAAATTCGGGAAACTTACGCGAAAATGGACAATCGTCCCAGATCTGGGACACTTATTTGTATGGAGAGTCGATAAGGTCGGAAATTCGAACTTTTAAGCCCTTGGCAAGTATTTCCAGCGTGTCTGCGGATGGCGATACTGCACCATTTGCGATACGGCTGATCGTGGATTTTGGTATCCCTGTTAATATCGATACTTGCCGAACTGATAGATTTTTATTAAACATGATCTTATCGAGCAGTATCTTCATAATGTAATTATTGTAGTATATTCCAAAACTGGAAACTACAGGTAAATAATGGTAATGATATAACCGCTTCGGCGTTTATATATAAATTGTGGGAAAAGTACAGGAGAGAAGAAGAAGGTGAATTAAGAAAGGAATGGGATTTCGTTTTAGAAAAAGTTTTAAAATTGCTCCCGGTATAAAGTTTAATCTTAACAAGAATAGCCATAGCTTCACGTTTGGCGGAAAAGGAATACACTACACTGTTAATTCTGACGGAAAACGGACAAAAAGCTTTGGAATTCCAGGGAGCGGACTGTATTACACAGAAACCAAAAACGGAAAAACTAAAGAAAACAAGGGGAAAACAATGAGTAAAGCATCGAATAAAAGTGGTGGTGGATGTCTTAGTGTTATTGCCTTGCTGATAATGCTCTCTATTGCACTTGTAGTGTATTCTTTTTTATGGATACCAGCCATACCGGTATTGATATACTGTGTTGTATCCAAAAAATTCCGGCCATACAGGATCAGGAATACTGTGATATGCTCGATTGTGTTTGCAACATCTCTAATTATCTTTATATGGCTTGGATCTCCATCTGAATTGAACTCTATATCTGCAGAGTGGGGGAAAGAAGAATTTAATATCGGAGATGTAACGGAGGTGAAAATTACTCCAAGCCCGTCGGACGCAAAAATCGAAAGTTTGGAATTATCCGAAAATAATATCGCAGATCTCGAATATAAGGACGGAAAAGCCGTCATTACATTTACGGGTTCTGGGAATGCATCACTATTTTTTACGGCGAATGGAGAAGTTAAAAGCAGTGCGAAAACTATTACCGTTATAGATCCGGAAGAAGAAGCGAGAATAAAAGCCGAGGAAGAAGAACGGATTAGGTTGGAACAGGAAGCTCAAGCAGCTGAACAGGTGCGTATTGAGCAAGAACAGGCTGCGGCAGCGGCTGCTGAACAAGAAAGGATTGCACAAGAGCAAGCTGCAGCGCAAGCAGCACAAGAGCAGGCTGCACAGCAAAGCCAAGATGATCCTATCGTGTATATAACAAACACTGGGGCAAAGTATCATAGTGCTGGATGCAGAACTTTGAAATCTAAGATAGAAAAACATCTGTCTGAGGTACGCGGAGTTTATGAACCGTGCGGCATTTGCCATCCACCACAATAAAATAAAAACCGCCCCTGCGCCAACAGAGACGGTATACATATCCGAAGATATGCGATTGAAATCCACGAATATTGTATCATCTTCGGGGCAGTCACGCAAGCGGAACATATGTTTTGCGCTGGCTGTTATTTTTGTACCAATTTTAAATATATTTTACAAAAGGAGAGTGATGCAAATGCCAGAAAAAATACTGCGGTGTGCCATATACATCCGCGTCTCCACATTTGAGCAGAGCGTACATGGCAAGTCTCTGCAAGCACAGAAAGAATGCCTGGAGCAATACGCAACAGACAACAATATGTCTATAGTAGGTGTCTATGCGGACGAGGGAAAGACTGCCAGAAAAGAATTGAAGAAAAGAAAAGCCATACACGCTCTTGTAGAGGACGTAAAAAGGGATAAAATTGATGTGATAATTTTCTGGAGACTCGACAGATGGTTTCGAAATCTGTCAGATTTCTATAAGGTCCAGGATGTACTTGATGAGCATGGAGTGCGTTGGATCTCGGTTTCCGAGCCAGGAATAAACATGGAGACCAGAGACGGACGATTGCAGTTAAATGTAGTGCTGTCGATCGGGCAAAATGAAGTAGACACCACATCCGAGCGAATTAAATTTGTGAATGAAGCATCTATAAGACAGAGGAAGTTAATATTCGGAGATGCAAATATGCCTTTTGGATATAAAACAGGTGTCGTGGACGGGAAGAAATGCATGGTTAAAGATTCGGAAACAGAACACATGGTGGAAGATTTTTTTGAATATTTTAGAAATCATAACTCCAAGAAGGGCGCTGTCCGGTACATGCAAGAGGT